CCCTTCCGGTTGGGCTTCGCGAATATGTTGAGCAGCTTGGTGGCCCCGGGCATCTTCTCGGTCGTGTGCAGGGTCTGCGCCAGGAACCAGAGGCTTTGCGGGAGGCCTCTCTCACCGGCGACCGCCATGGTGTCGTACCATTCGCCAACCGGCAGGTACTCGCCCGTCTGAAGGCCGAGAGCGCGGCTGAAACACACCCTTTCGAAGGCTGCATGGTGCGCAACGAACGAGGCCCCGGACCCCCTCCACTCCTCGAACAGACGCTGGATGTCCTCATGTGTGTACACAGCCTGCACTGGCCCGCCGTCGACAGAGTACGCCATGATGAGGATCTGGAAGTCCGGGTCCTCGGCGTACCTGTAGACCCCAACGTCCAGGGAAGTGGCGCTGTAGGTCTCGATGTCTATGAAGACGATCATGACGCCACCACGGTGTGACCTTGGACCTTGGCGTGGTACGCCACAGCACCTGGGTTGCTCACGAGCCCGCAGGAACAGGTCCTGCGAAGAGCTGCCAGGTGTGTGCGCCTCTTGCGCTCCGCTTCGAAAGCCTCTGGGTCTTCAGCAGCTCCACGGATGTGGTTGGCCAGCTTGTTGCGCCAGATGGGGTTGCGTGCCATGTCGAACCTGCGGTGACAGCTCCTGCACATCGGAGCGTAGTCGTCGAAGTTCTCGCTGTAGGTCTGCCCGCTGGGGCTGACAAGCTGCTCTCCGGTATGGAGGTAGGCCCAGTCTTTGGCCTCTCCTCCGCAGTCCACACACTGGTGGTCAGAGGCTCGGCCCCTGGCCCAGTGCAGGCCGCTGTGCATCTGCTCGTACGTCTTCAAGGGGTGCTCCTTCTTAGAGGCGCACCCCCCGGCTGGCGTTCGTGGCGCTCTTCTGGCCGGAAGGACTGACAGCCAGCGCAACCGCGACTCGACGCAGCCGGGGGGGTGCAACTACATGATACCGGTCAGCTAGATGAGGTCTTCCTCGTCGAGCGTGACCGGGCCGAAGTCGTCCTCAGCGCGAGTGCGCCCACCCAGGAAGTCGCCGTCGGCGACCTTCTGGACGTGGTTGAGGCCGAACGAGATGCCCTTGTTCCCCTTGGTGTTGTAGGCGAACGCACCCATGGACACACGGGCGTAGCAGCCCGAGTAGACCTCGCTCGTGTCCAGGATGGGGTTCATGTCCAGGTCGATGACACCCGGCTTCTGCTTGGAGTTGAGGGCCATGTACATGTGGCCAGCGTACTCCGGGTTGCGCTCGAGGTCTGCCTCCTCGTCACCATCGTGCAGCGTGCTCTTCAGACCGCTGGGGATCCGTCCCTCGAAGACGCGGCTCTTGCCAGCTTCCTTGGCGGCCCCAATGGCCTCCTCGATCGCCTTGAGCGTCTTCTTGTCGGTCTTCGGGATCAGGATGGTGCAGCTGTACCGCGCCTCCTGATCCTCCTGATTGCTGTACGGCTCGAAGACGTGCACGTACGACAGACGGACCTTGCCAGTCACTACCTTGGTTGTTGCCATGATGCTTGTCCCTTTCGTGGGTTCGGTGTGTCGGTGTGTTTCGTGTGGTGCCCGCCCAGCCTACTGCGCCGAGCAGTGGTGCGCTTGTTGTTACGAGTCCTGGGAAGCGAGCCGGATCCAGGTGTCGTAGTGGTGGACCGGCATCTTGAGAATGCCAGCCACGTGGACCTCGTTCATGGCCCCCTGGCTCTCCCACCAGAGGTCGATGACCGCCACGCCGTCGCAGCCCATCATGTCGATGAGGTCCTGCCGGAGCAGGTCGGTGTAGTGGACCCTCCCCTTGTCTGGCACTCCGGTCTCAGCCGGGTTGACAGCCTCGTAGCCTGCCACCCGGAGGAGGTCCGACACCCTGTGGAACTCCGGGTAGTTGTTCAGCGGGTAGCCCGACATTGGTCCAGCAACGTAGAGGCGTCGGATTGCCGTGGGCCTACCCGTAGCATGGGGGTCGTGGAATGCGCTGTCGAGGCACACCGAGAGGCCTTCCTCGGTGGTAACCTGCCCACCGCACCAGCAGCCCTGGGCGGTCACAGCTTCTTCCCAGCAGGGTGGTTCCGCATCGCCCGGTCGTGGGCCTCGCTCCGGTAGTTCTCCACTGGGTCCGGGATGATCATCATGCAGTCGGTGCAGACGTGGAAGGTGGCGTCGTCGTTCCCACAGGACTCGCAGGTGACAGGGCTGAGGTGGATCGGCAGGACGTTGGGCTTGATCCCAACCTGGGAGAGGGCACGGTCACGCTCCCTCCGAACGGCAGCAAGCTGCCTCCGGTTAGACCGGAGGCAGCCCTGCGTGTACACGATCTCGGCGATGGCTGCGACGAGCAGGATGCCGAGGAGGATGTGGCCGCCGTTCATGCGGACACCGCCGCACGGATGAGGCGGAGCGCCTCGTTCTTGCTGGTGGGGTCGAGAGCAGCGTTGAGAGCACGGCTGACGTCGGGCTCGTCGCCCCGTACAGCGCTGAAGTGGTCGTACCACTCCGTGATGGCGTTGAGGCCTGCCCACGCGGTGTTGCGGACCTCTGCCTGGGTGCCGGCATCGGCGAACAGCTCCACCATCTTGTCCATCTTGGCCCCTGCCCGGGTGATGGTTGCAGCGGAGGCATCCTCGTCGGGGCCGAAGGCTGCCGCGATGATCTCCTCGAAGCGGACCTGGGTCAGCTCGGTGTCGAGGAGCTGGTTGGCCTCCGCCTGGAAGTCCTCCAGGTAGTTGAAGGTCAGCTCCAGAGCCTCGCGTGCCTGCTCCACAGCCTTCAGGACACCAGAGGTGTGCCGGCGAGACAGGATGTGGGAGCGGTTGCCGAACGCCATGTTGAGCGTGTTGGCGCAGACGATGCGGACCGGGGTCGCCATCAGCGTGAAAGCCTTGGAGCCGTCGTGTGCGTTGAGCGCGGCGATGTAGGTGTCGACCCGGTCGACCCCGCCGATCAACACGTGGCCAGGCATCTTCATGGTGATGAAGACCTGGCGACCCCCGTACAGAGAACCAGCGGTCTCGAAGTGAGCGCCGGACTCCTCGACGAGGGTGTTGAGGAACTCAGCGTGCGCCTCGTTCTGCACCACGTGGTACAGAGGGCCGACGACCCCGAGGGCCTCGACGTTCTTGTTGATGGGGTTGTTCCGGATGATGGCGGACCGCCCCGGGATCTCGATGGTCTTGCCGTTCTCTACAGCGTAGACCGGAGCCTTGCGGACGTCCCAGTCGGCGAGGTAGCCGTGCTCCATGATCTCCTCAGCGGTGAGGGCTCCCTCGCGGGTCTGGCCCAGCTTGTGCCAGGCGTCAAGTCCGTTGGCGGACACGAAGCTCGTGATGCCGTCGGTGGTGTCAAGCTCATGAGACATGATTGCTCCTTCTGTTAGGGGACCATTTGGTCCCGGTGGGTACCATGCTACTACGGACACAGCTAACTACCTAATGCGGAGTTTCTCCACCCAGGAGACACACAGAGCGGCCACCTGGATTAGCTCCTCCTCGAGCCGCTCGGGGTCGGACTCCTTGAAGGCCTCTGCTATCTCCTCGCGGACCAGGTGCATCCACGTGGGCTGGTCGTGCCGCTCGTACTCTCGTCTGAGGACGAGCTCGATGCTCTCCGCTGGCAGAGCCGACAGGTATGCATGGGTGTTGCCGAGCCAGAGTACGTCCGGCCCGGTGCCGTCCTTCAGATCCTGGTTGGTGCCGTAGCGGTCCACCTGATGCTCCCGCTCCCGCATCACCAGGCCGAGGACCTCGACGGTCCCCGCCTTCCAGTCGTTCGTTGTCATGAGTGCTCCTTCTTGTGGGGTGTCTACCCTACGCTCCCCCAGCCGGGGGACGCGTGTTGCTATCTGTCTCGGTAGAAACGACGTACTGGGCCGGTCACCACGTCCAGCAGGACCGCGACTGTCCCCCAGAGGAACGTGGCGACCGACCCCCAGCTCATGTTCCTGGACACCACGTTCCGTGCCACATGGACAGCCCGTCATGCTTCCATACGTGGACGAAGGCTGCGTCCTGCACCCAGGCAGGAGCGTCCTTGGCCTCGTCGTACTTCTTGGCGACGAACTCGCCGTTCACCTTGACCCACTTCTTGATGCCGTCCCACGTTCCATCGATCCACTGGCCAGCTCCGCTGGCGCTGCTGGAGGGGTTCTCCGCGTCGTAGTGACCGCTGTGGCGGGACTCGTGGTTCCGGATGCAGAGCCAGATGCGACGGGCCTCCGCCGGCACACCCTCCCAGACCTCCGGGACGTTGCTGTCCAGATAACGAGTGGCACCGCCCCGGTTAGGCCTCTGAACGGCCCACTCGCGGTCGGTGTCGGATGGTACAGCAAGGGCTGCGGCGACGATCAACGGTTCGAACATGTTGCTCCAATGCTAGAAGGGACCCCGACGGAGCGCCGTGTAAGGGGAGCACGGTGCTCCGCCGGGGGTGGAGGAGAGGATGGCTAGTCAGAGCCCACGGGGTCCTCTCCACCGTCTGGTGGGTGGGGCTACGCGAAGTCCTCCGCAGCCCCGGTGTTGCTGTCAATCGGTGGGCGTGAGTCGGCCTCTGGTACGAGGGACGGCTTGCCCTCCGACTTCGCCACGACGCTTCCCAGCGACTCAGCGAAGCCAGCCTTACCCAGCATCTTCTCGAGATCTCCGATGCCGAGGATCTTCTGTGTGGACACCTGCCCCAGCTCGAAGCCGTTCTCCTCGGTGAGGATGCGGATGGCCTCGGTGGGGTCGGCGATGTACCTCTTTCCCCCGGAGAGCACGACCTTCCAGCCGGGGATGGGAGTGTCCTTGGAGTACACGAGGTCCAGCGATACCGACTGGACCGCGTCGCACCAGTTCCGGATCGCCGGGATGCGGGTCAGCGCCTCCGAGAGCTCCTCGACGGACAGGAGGTCCGGCGGCTGGCCGAAGTCCAGCGCCAGAGCCCACTCGAGCTGGGCACGGCACTGGCCAGCGACGGGGCACCACCTACACGCGCTCTCGCTCGGGCCGAACCGTGCGTGAGGTCCACGAGCCTCCTCGACGACCGGAAGGAGGGAGTCCCGCCACGCCCGGAGGTCCTTGGCTGAGATCTCGTAGGTGCTGACGTTGTCGATGCGGGGCTGGTAGATCGTGCAGTAGACGACCTCCGGGGTCCCCAGCACATCACCGTAGTTCTCCAGAGCGCCGATCCCATACAGCATGATCTGGGGGTTCTTCCAGGCGCTCACTCGGACACCGCTGCCGTACTTGTAGTCGACGATCTCGACGTGGGTCGGGGAGACCAGGATGGCGTCGCCCGTACCCCAGCAGGAGGGCAGCCCGGTGTCGACGCGCTGCTCCAGCAATAGCTGGGTGTAGGGGTGCAGGGACATCCGCTCGATGAGGTACTCGACATAGCCCTCGGCGTGCTTGAACATCTCACGGAAGACGTCGTCGTCCAGTCGGTGGACGTCCCGCCAGTGTTCAAGCTCCTGATCGAGGACATCGCCATTCTCGAGTATCTCGCACCGGGCGAGTAGCTCAGCCAGAGAATGAGCAGTGGTGCCCTCCGCCGCGTAGACGGAGGACACCTCGCTCACACCTTCCCGAACCTCGAGCTCCTGCGATGCTCGCACCGAGGCTGGACACTGGATCCAGCGCTCGGCTGCGCTCGGAGAGAGGGGAGCGTGCTCGGTCACAGCAGCTCGACCGCCGCAATGAAGCCGAGGGCCTGCTCCGCGGTCATGTCGCTGACCTTGGTGGCGCCGACAGACTCCATGGCGGTCTTGATCTCCGCCGTCTTCTTCTTGGACACGAGGTCCGTGGCCAGGGCAATGGCCCGTGCGACGGCGTCGTCCTCGCCAGCCTCCTCAGCGGCCTCCTCCGGCTCCGGAGCAGGCTCGGCAGCCTTGGCCTTGGCCTTGGGTGCCGGGGGCGGAGGAGGCGTCTTCGCCTTGGGAGCGGGGGTCTCAGCCGGTGCCTCGGTCGGCGCGGTCAGCGGGACAGGACCGTTGATCTTGTCCAGCAGGTCGCGCAGCGATGCCAGCTCTTCCAGCAGCTGCTCGGGGGCAGCGTCGATCTCGATCGTGATGTGCACGTGGTGCTCCTTCTTTGGTTGGGGGACCTACTGTAGGCCCCGTGGGGGTCTTGCGCCTGCTCTTCTCTGTCTCGGGGACTAAAGCTCGATCCCGATCCTCCTGAGGTCCTTCTTCTGCTTGGCGAGGGCGTGGTGGCACGAGGGGCTGTAGGACATCGTGCACGCCATGCCCGTCGTCGGGTTGGTTACCCGGTAGTGGTTCTTCCCTGTGATGCTGACGACAGCACCAGCTCTCTTCGCATCCCGAAGGAGCCTTTCCGTGTCCTTCCTGGTCGTCATGCTAGCCTCACCCTCCGGGCTGTGGCACCCTTGTGATCATAGTCCTCGACTTCGACCAGCCCCTCCCCCACCAGGGCCTCCAGCGCCTCCTCGAAGTACTGACGGGCGTCTGCTCGAGGCCGGAGGGAATGCACAGAATGCCACTCCTCCGCGGACCTCTCGAGCTTCGCCATGATGTTCTTCTCCACCCTCTTGACCTTGCTCTCTTCGATCTCGTCCTGGACGCGCGACTTCTTGGAGGCCTCCACGAACATCGACCTGTATGCCCGCTCCTGGGCGTCCTTGCTCAGCCGCTCCTGGAGCTCGATCGACTCCCGGCACAGAGTCCCAGCCATAGCCCACCACCTGTCGGTGATCTCGTACTCCAGGTGGAGGAGCGCGAGCGCGGCGGCCACCTTCAGCTGGGTCAGCATCGCGTGGCTCTCAAGAGGGTTGCCCTTCCCACGGACCTGGAGCAGACGGGCTGCCCGTACCTCGACCTTGATGTGCTCTGGGTACTCCATCTCTACCGGGAGCCCTGTGGGTATCTCCCATTCCAGGGAACCAGGCCACTCGAGGTTCTCGTCAGGGTAGTCGGGGTCATACGAGTCGACCCACAGCAACCGCTGGGGCGTGCCGACGTCGGCCTCTCGCAGCAGCCGATCAGCGTGGGAGGGCTGGATGCCTGCGACGAAGATGAACCTGTAGGTCCCGGACGGCACATGGCGGTCCCTGGAGGCGTCGGCGTTGGCCTGCCCCATGATGCTTCCGGTGAGAGCAGACCTGAGGACCGAGGTCAGGGTAGACCCCACCCGGTCCGAAGTCGCGAGCAGCTGGCCGATCTCGTCCGAAGTGAAGAGCCGACGGGGGTCTAGTATGACCTGGAGCCTCTGGCTCGCTGTGGCCTTCTCGAGGAAGGACTGGACGAGACCCTCCCCCGACCCGATCGACTTCTCGAGGTCCTTCTGGTCCAGCCCAACCATCCCGATGAGCTCACGGCTGGTCTCCATCAGGGTGGACTTGCCGCCACCAGACGACCCCACAAGAGCGAAGCCGAGGTTGAGCGTGGCACGAGCTCCGACGGTCGGTGGGAGGTAGCACGACCCGACTGGTACTTCCACAAGCACCCGTGCAAGCACGTAAGCCAGCAGAGAGGGTGGTGACAGGAACCGGGAGTAGGCAGCTTGACGGATGTGGGACAGCACCGGGGTGAGGCCCCAGAAGCTGTCGTCCAGTGGTGGGAAGACGGGCCAAGGCGGCTCCGCCACGACACCCTCGGAAGCCTTCGAGACGAGCCCTGGGTACCACTTGCCAGAGCACTGGGGGTCCTCCCACATCTCCTCCGGGGTGATGGACTCGATCAGCTCTCCGGCCTGCTCCGCGTTCAAGCCAGACCATGGGGCAGCTGCAGTCTTGGCGAACGACCAGGCGACGTCCCTCGAAAGGGCCTCCCAGCCACGCCCCCACTCGTCTGTCTTACCCTCCGGCCAGTTGGCAGCGTCCGTCAGCTTGTCACGCCAGCTGTTGGCGAGCTCGATGACGTACTCATCCGCCGCCTGCTTGTGGTGGGACGGGAGGTCCTCGTACGAGGCCCCGTCGTACCCAACGATGGAGGTGCCGATGCTCGAGTTGTGGCGGTCGTTGATCTCCTGGGCCAGTGCCAGGCCGGGTGGGAGCCCAAGGATCAGACGGTCAAGGTTGGGCGGCTCTGTCCACTCATAGCTCCCCACCAGCTCCGTGATCTTGGAGGTCTTCTTGGTCGGCGCCAGGAAGGCGAAGCCATGGCCGACCCCGTCCACCCCAGCCTTGACGTCCACCCCAGGTCGAACCTTGTCCAGCGACCTAACACCCATGCTGGCCACGAACAGGTGGAAGCCCCCGGAGACTGTGGCCTGCTTGCCGAAGACCTCGGGGATGACCCCCTCCTTGAGCATGGCTGCATAGCTGTCATCGCCACCGCTCCGAGGGTCCACGTCGATCAGGTCGATGCCATGGCCCATGACCGCGCACAAGGCCACCCCTGGCTCCCAGCGATCGAGAACGGCCAGGTCCGGAGGGGACTTCTCCCACTCTGGTGGGAACCAGTACCCTGTCCCGCCATGTCCTCCGGTTGCATTCCAGGAACGGCCAACCAGGTGTGGCTGGGCCAGGAAGAGCGGTACGCCGTTCTCGATCAGCACCCTCGCGTAGTCGAGGGCGTCCTGCTCCTCTTGCGTCAGTTCCATCTACTGTCCTCTCCGAATCTGCTTCACGCGTTCCGTCATCGGACTCGCGTTGGTCCAGCCCCGATCGGTGTTGCGCCACCCGGGGGTGGCCTCGATGTCGATGCAGTAGCGTCCACCATCGTGGGGTCCCTTCCGGTGAGCGTCGAACGCCGTGTCGGAGCTGAAGGTGTGACAGCATACCCGGCAATGACCGCCCCCCGCCCACTGTCCCCGACACTGACACCAGTTGCTTTTCACAGTATGGACTCCAAGTGATCCAGCAGGGCATTCTGCACGTCCTGCTTTCCAGCAAGACGGTCAGAGATGATCTCGTCTATGGTCCCGGTAGCCTCCACGGTGTGGATGATGACCGGGTTCTTCTGACCCTGCCTGTGCAGCCTCTTGTTGCCCTGCTCCCATTCCTCCAGCGACCACGGCATGGACGTCCATACGATAGTGTGGCCACCCGACTGGAGGTTGAGCCCATGCCCAGCACTCGCCGGGTGAGCCAGCAGCACAGGGACCTCGCCAGCGTTCCACTGGTCGATGATCCCCGGCTCGGAGATGTGCTTGGCCTTGCTGATCGCCTTCTCGAGCAGCTCCCGCTCGGCCCGGAATCGGTAGAACACCAGCACCGGGGAGCCGGTGCCATCGATGATCTCCTGGACAGCGTTCATCTTCTCGGAGTGCAGGACCTGGTAGGTCTCCCTGGGCCCACTGATCAGGTCACCGTCGTAAACGAAGCCCGCAGAAACCTGAGACAGCTTGCCACTGAGGGTCGCCGCGTCCTGCACCGAGATGACCCCCGCCTTCCACTCGGCGATCATCCGCTTGCGGAGGTCGTCGTACACCTTCCGGCTGTCCGACGGGAGCCTCACGTTGACCTGGTTGTACGAGACCTCCGGCAGCTCGAGGCGACCCTCTGCCGACATGGACAGGCAGATGTCCTCGAGCTTCGCATGGATGGTCTCGTCGCAGCCGGTCCGAAGGAGCCACTCGGTGATGACCCCGCTGCGAAGCTGACGCCCGGGGATGAAGTACCTGCCACGGAAGGCTGTCAGGGTCTTGCCCAGCCGCGCCCCCTCATCAAGCAGGTAGATCTGAGACCAGAGGTCCATCAGCCCGTTGGGTGCAGGGGTCCCTGTGAGCCCCCAGACGTTCGTCACCCCGAGCTGACGGATGATGCGGACAGCCTCCTTCCAGCGCTGGCTTCCGCGGTTCTTGAAGCCGCTCAGCTCGTCGAGGACGAGGGTGTTCCACCGGACAGGGTGCTTCAGAACGTCCTTGATGTTGTCACGGCCCAGGACCACAACGTCCGCGCCTGAGAGCAGTGCCTCCTGCCGCTGCGATGGGTAGCCTGCGGCTACGGCCACGGTGAGATCAGGCCGCCAGAGCGTTGCCTCTCGGTCCCAGACTGTCTCCGCGACACGCTTGGGGGCGATGACGAGGACCGGTAGATGCTCGGCCTGTAGAGCGGACAGGGTTGCAGCAGTCTTTCCGAGGCCCATGTCAAGGAACAGGGCTGCCCGGGGGTGGCTTCTCAGATGGACCTTGGCCACCTGCTGGTATCCGTGGAGCTTCAACACTTTCTCCTTCTGTTGGTAGCCCATCTGGGCTACTTGGTTGCAGTTACTCGAGCCTTGCTGATCCAGAGCCGGACTTCCTCCTTCGACCAGAGTACCGTCACCGGGGCACCGAGCGACTTGAGTAGTCGGTGCACGTTGTGCTGCGCAGGCGACAACCTCCCGTCCTTGTTCTTCAGCTCCACCAGGTGGAACGATCCACCGGGGAGGATGACTAGCCGGTCAGGTGCCCCGGTGACGATGGGGGCGATCTTGAGGGTCAGGCCTCCCACCAAGCGCACCTTCGCCACCAGCTCCGCTTCGACCTCTCGCTCGGTCTCAACTTGCGCGGGCATAGCCGGATTCCTTGAGCTCACGGGACATGGCCCAGGCCAGATGCTTCCGGTAGCGGAAGCCCGAGCCCTTCCCCTGGATGCGGGCGCGAGCCTCGAACCCACAGGCACAGAGGATGTAGCCCTCCCCACGGTACGCGGCGGAGTGCTCCTTGAGGGTGCTGAGCACCAGAGCGTTCAGGTCATGGTCTGTCATGGTCACTCCTTCCGGTGCACCTGGAGGACCATCCCCGCGAACATGGAGATATCGCGGGTCCTCCCGTCCATATTGACGCGGAGCTGGACGCTGTTGGGACGACCGCTCTCAAGCACCTCTAGCAGCTCCATCTCGCGGTTAGGGTCTAGGGTACACCCCACGTCTTCGGACGTGAGAGAGCTGGCGGTACGGGCGTTGTCGGTGGTAGTCATAGCCGCATCCTAACCCAGGGGGCCTGCCCCCCGCTTGCTGCAGCCGATGCAGAGAAGAAGCGAGGACCCCTCCACAGGCAGGATGCGGAGGGGTCCTCGGTCTCAGGTGGAGGGCGGTGGAGGATCGTCGCGGTCCCGGTGCCTGCGCTCCGCGTCGACCACCAGCGAGTAGAACCACCCGCCCAGCAGAACAGCGCCGATGGCGAGCGACACGATGGCAACCGTTGTGTGCCCGTAGGTGTTGTGGCTCTCCTCCCAGAGGGCGAACGCGAACAGGGCTATTGCCCCGAGCAGGAGCGGGAACCTCCCGACACTGCTGAAGAAGCCCTTCACGGCGCTGGGATTCCGAAGATCATCTCGTACAGCTTCGGGCCGTAGTCGCCGGTCACGCCGTAGCCGCGTGCCTTCTGGAAGTTCTCCACAGCCTTGCGGGGCCAGCCCTGCACACCCTTGGGCTGCGGAGCTCCGCTGAACCAGCCCAGGTCAGCCATGCGGCAGGCCCAGCGCCACGCCTGAGGATTCTTCAGGTTGGGGTCGTCAGAGGCATTCTGGCTGCCCTCGCCGCTCGGGTAGACACCGTCCCAGTACTTGCCCTTGCCGTACTGCTTGGCGAGGTCAACCCAGAGCTTCGTGGTGTAGCCGAGGTCGTCAGCGGTGTCGATCTTGCGACCGTTGGTCGACAGCGGGTAGCCTCCCACCGGGCCGGACCCATCTGTCCAGTCCTCGTGGCGGTGGATGTTCCCGACGGGCATGCCCACCTCGACCAGAGCTGCGAGCATCCGGCCCACGGTCTCCTTCTGCTCGGCGGTGATGTCCTTCTTCGTCCCGAGCGACTCGATCTCGATGCCCCACGACACGTAGTGCAGAGCATCCTTGCCAGCGATGCCGGACCACGGGCCACCGTCACCGGAGTGCCAGCAATCGCCCCAGCACAGGATGACGGCTCGACCGTCCTTGTCCCAGCCGTTGTAGTTGCCGTTGTTGATGACGCAGTTGGCCCCCGGGTACGACCACTCGGTGGCCAGGTAGTCGGCGCTGTTCTTGCCAGCGGTGTGGTGAACCGTCGCTGCACGGAGGCCCTGCGACCACTGGGATCGTCCGTTGACGCACTTGCTGTGCTTGACCCAGTTGACCCCGTGGTCGTTGAAGGCGGTCTGGAGAGTACTCGGAGAGGGCTTGACCCAGGTCGTCATCTACTCCACCCCCTCTTCCCGCTCGGATCCGAAGACGGAGCGGATGCGCTTGCCATTGGCCTCGCCCTCCACGTCGTCGGTGAAGTCCCCGGTGTGGTCGTACTCAGGGACCTCGTCGGTGTCGATGTGGTCGATGACGCTGTCGGGGTCTATGACCTCGTCCCGGTCATCGAACGGCAGTGGCGTGTCCATGCTCATGCTGGCTCCTTCTCCTCGGTAACAGCCTCCCACTTGTGCAGGGGGCAGTGCTGACTTGCGATGCGTGCCTTCACCTTCATGAAGCATCCACACTCCTTGCAGGTGAAGGTCGGCTGGAACAGGCGTGGGCACTCGGCACAGATGTCCAGTCGTGCGAACGCGATCTCCTTCTCAGCCAGCATGGCGTGCCTGCCACTCTGCCTCGAACTCGAGCTGCTCCTCAGTCAGCTCGACAGGCGCGTGGACGACGGCTGACTCCAGCCGGAGCGCCGCGAGGTCCTCGTCGTAGCTGGCCGCCTGCCCCCAGCGGGGCGGATCATCCGGGCACGTCGACGCGGAGTCGATGGTCTTCCGGTGCATGAACGATCCGTCGATGGTGCATGTGGACTCCCGGTGGTCGAAGAACGGGCATGCGTGGCAGATGTCCAGGCGCTCGGTACGCTCGGCATAGGTGGTGAAGATGACTGCAGACCCCGGGTACTCCCACGGAGACTCAGCCTGCGCCATCAGCTCGGCCTGCAGCGCCGCGTACCCGACACCGTCGCCACCGTAGAAGCCCTCCTCGCGGATGGTGCGGAAGCCGCGTGCGACCTCCACCCCATCACCAACGAGGTAGGTGGCCTCGAAGATCCAGTGGTCAGCGACGGGCCAGACCGACTCGTCCACGACCCAGGGGCTCCCCGGCTCGTCCGTGAGCAGCACCCACTTCAGGCCGGTGACGCCGTCGATGATGGCGATCTCACGCTCGTTGTCCGGGTCTGTTCCGACGAGGAACCGGATGAGAGTGACGTCCCTGACCCACGCGCTGGGCCAGTCCTCCGCTGCGATTGGATTGGTTGTCATGAGACCTTGCTCCATTCCCCGTACTCATCGGCGTACCCTGCCGGGGTGCCGTCCTTCACACTGACCCAGTTGTCACAGTAGTTCGTGCAGGTGTCACAGACGGTGGTCTGGTTGTACCAGCACATGTTCCCTGGGCATCCACACTGCCCCCAGCTCTGGCTGGCGTTGCCGTAGCAGGAGCAGTTCCCACCGCTGCCACCACAGGCACAGCCGCAGGACGCCCAGTCGGAGCGACAGTTGCACTGGCTCGAGCCGCAGGCGTACTGATGGTTCTCCTGATGGTAGGTGTATGCCTTCCGCTCTGCGTAGTCCGCTGAGTAGTCAGGGACGCTCGCAGCCCAACGACATTCAACCCTGTACCTGGAGTTGACGTTGGCGATGGTGATGAGCCCTGTGCCATCGATGGTGGCACCTGCGGTGCCGCTGACGAGCACGAGGCTGTAGGCGTACTTCGCGTCATAGTTGATGACCTGGTACTTGCCATAGGCAGTGTGGCTGACAACCGGGTCCGGCGGTGGGGCTGACGTGTAGAACAGCTTCCACACGCCACCCTGCTTCACCCAGCCCTGTGTAGCAGGACGCCACGTGCCGCCCTGCCGGATGTGTGGCTGGATGACAGTCTTGATCGTGCCACCCTGCTTGACGTGGAGGGTCACGGGACCACGTACCAGACGTCCCCATCGGAGCCGCCCGAGGGCTGGGCCGTGGAGACTGTCGTCTTGGACCCCCAGTAGGCCGTGGTGCCGTTGGACTGGAGAGCCCTGCTGACCGTGGATGCCGACTGGGCAGGAAGCTCGGTGGGCTGGGCAGCGATGTCGTCGACGAGATCCTGGAACGCTCGAGGAGCGTCAGCGACATCGGTATAGGTGGGGATCGTGAACCCCTTGTAGTCCTGGCTCATCTCGCTTTCCTCTCGTTGATGCGTATCATAGCGGTATTGACCCCCAGAACTCAGGCTGAGCATACTTGGGAGCGGCGGCCTGCACTACCCCGCCCCTCAACTTCAGAAGAGGACCAGGGCGTAGCAGGAGCGCTGCGACAACTCCTCCCACGACGGCGGTGGACCATGTCCAGTCGTCTGCTGGGAGCTGGGCGACGGAGTCGCCGACGCCGATGAATCCGAAGCAGGCGTTGGCAGCCTTCGGCTCCGTAGTCCACGGGCTGGTGAGCGTCGACCCGAAGAGGTTCTCCGTGAGCTGGGTGTCCAGAGGGATGGAGATGGTGTTGGCCCCGCCGTTGGTCGAGCCGATCCACCCCGCGAGGAGGAGCCTCGCACAGTACGGCTGGGACGGGGTCTGCGCGGGGACCGTCGCGATGGTGCTGGCGTTGGCGAGGCCGACGACGATGCTGTCCACCGGGGTCTTCGGATCCAGACCGCGGACATGGATGCACGACCAGATCCACTGACAGGACGTGGTCCAGGAGATGGTGCGGTTCGTAGCGGACCCATCATGAGTGAACCACCAGACCTCGTGCTGCACGCCGTTGACGACGTTGCTGCTGAGCAGAGTCCAGCCGGCAGGGGTGGCGGTGATCGCGGAGGCCACCTTGCGGAAGAGCTGAACGAAGCAGACGTCTCCTGAGAGGACTCCTGTGGGGGCGGTGCCGCCGAAGGCCGAGGAGACCGATGTGCCGGGGGCGGCGGCAGCAGCGGAGCCGTTCCACCCACCAGGCTCGATGACATAGGCAGGGTAGCCAGCCCCCCACACGCTGATCGCGTAGATGCCCTGAGCTGTGGCGTTCGATCCGGCGGTGGCGTCGATGGAGCAGTTGCCGTTGCCGACGACAGCGACGTGGCACGTCCAGATCCGCGCGACCATCTTGTTGCCGACCGCACTGACCTTCGTGGCCTGCAGCACCGGGTCAGTGAACGACCACCCAGTGCCAGAGGCGTTCGCGATGACCGGGGCGGTGAGGGTCGCTGTGCTATCCGTCTGGAAGGCGACGATGACGATGAGGTCGCCCTTCTCCAGCGGGGCGTATGTGGAGGTCGTGAAGTTGACGAACGTGGACATCTTGTTGGTGGTGACGGAGGTGTCCGCATTCGTCGTCATGTACTTGCAGTAGGCGGGGCGACCGTCGACGGCGCGGAGCACCATGTTGACACCGAGGGCGATGCCGTAGCCGGTGCCACCGGAGGAGGCGTGGGTGGAGTTGGCGTTGCGCCGCCCGAGGTTGCCGACGGCCCAGCACTCCTGGAACGCCTTCATGCCGCCTGTGTCGGGAGTAGACGCTGCTGACCCAGCTGTGGTGGTGCTGCCGCCGCGACGGAACGGGCCGGAGCCGATGTTGGCGGTGGAGTCGCGGGAGAACGCGGCGGTGTCCTTCCAGCACTGGACATGCAGGATGCCGTCACCCTCCTGGACTGTCGCGGGGATCGGGGTGAGGACAGCGTCGTAGGGAGTGGCGAGGTCGGCCTGCTCAGCCCACGTCCCGACCGCTGCGAGTGCTACTGCCATCCTGCCACCCCCTAGTCTATGTCGAAGGTCAGGTCACCGGGGCCGAAGGTGATGCTGCCGGCAGCGGCGACGACGATGGGGGCAGGGAGCAGACCGTACAGTACGCGCTTCGTGGTGCTTGTGTTCCAGATGTCCGCGCCCACGACGGTGCAGGCAGGCATGTTGGTGAAGGAGATCGTGTTGGTGTTGCCCACCGTGGACAAGACCGGAGAGCCGAGGGTGATGGCCTTGCGAGCATAGCTGCCACCTGTGACCTCGGTCCCCGCTGCGGACTCCGTTCCGACGACGGTGACGAGAGCGATCTGCATAGGCCAAGCCGCGACCACAGCAATGAGAACGGCCTCGCCATCTACGGTCAGGTTGCCAGCCATGTCACGCCCTCTGGATTCGGATGCTCACGACGGCGTCGGAGCCGGGGACGGTGGAGCCGATCTGGTCGCAGTCGACGGTGATGTAGTCTCCAGCGGCACAGGCCGTAACGTCAGGAACCTTCTCTGGCAGGGAGTTGTACGCTCCCGCAGCGATGGTGGGTCGGTTCGCCTGATTCGTGAAGACGGTGGACCCGTTCTTGTTGACGTCGAAGATGGCAGCGGCCCCGGTGGGTGGTGTGTCACAGACCGCGCTCACACCGAGGATCGTCATGGCGGTGGTACAGAGGAAGCGACCCTTGCCGACGGTGAGGGTGAGGACACCTGGGCGGGTGATGAGGATGGTCTCCCGGTCTACACCCTGTGGGCCCATGATAGAGCCGAGGTACTGACCCCACCAGTCTCCGTTGAGGTACTGGAACAGGTCACCGCTGTTCATGTACATGAAGATGTCGCCGTTGACTGCGCCCACGACATCTGGCGCATCAGCGTAGGGGTGGCCCTGCACGAACCAGCGGTTACCCGGGGTGCCGGGGATGCCCTGAACACCCTGGATGCCCTGCGGTCCGATAGCCCCCTGAGGCCCTGTCGGGCCTGTAGGACCGGGAACGGTGGAGGCTGCACCCGTGTCACCCTTGACGCCCTGAGGACCCTGGAGGCCCTGGGGACCAGTGGGTCCTGTAGGACCTGGGACAGTGGAGTCGAGGCCGGGTGCTCCCTGGGCTCCCTGCACGCCCTGAGCTCCGGTGTCACCCTTGATACCCTGAGGACCCTGAGGCCCTGTTGGTCCAGCAGGTCCCTGTGGCCCGGGGACAGTGGAGTCCGCGCCGGGGGCACCCGTGGGTCCTGCCGGACCCTGCATGGGGCCGACGTCATCCCACGTGGAGAGCACCGACCAGACGTAGACGTGCCCGTCCGCGTCCACCATCCACGCATCGCCTACGGTGTTCCCACTCGACGGGAGGTTGGCGACTGTGGCGACGGACCCCTGGATCACGAACGAAGTTCCGTCAGCTCCGGTGTCGCCCTTGTCGCCCTTGTCTCCCTTGATACCCTGGATGCCCTGGATACCCTGGGGACCTGTTGGCCCAGTCAGGCCGATGGGACCCTGCGACCCGGTGTCACCCTTGATGCCCTGCGGACCCTGGAGGCCAGTGTCACCCTTCAGACCCTGAGGCCCGGTGTCTCCAGTGTCGCCCTTGATGCCCTGAGGACCCTGGAGGCCGGTGTCTCCCTTGGCCCCCTGTGGTCCTGTGGCACCCGTCAGACCGGTGTCGCCCTTGATGCCCTGAATGCCCTGCGGACCCTGAGGACCCGTCAGGCCGATGTCTCCCTGCGGGCCTGTGGCACCTGTCAGGCCGGTGTCGCCCTTGATGCCCTGCGGACCCTGAGGACCGGTCAGGCCGATGTCTCCCTTGTCGCCCTTGACACCCTGGGGACCCTGAGCTCCTGTGTCGCCCTTGACGCCCTGGATACCCTGTGGGCCAACAGGACCCTGGATGCCCTGAGCTCCAGTCGCGTAGGGGAGCAGCGCCCAAGTCTTGACGCCGTCACCGAGCTTCCACTTGTGGGTGTCGAGCTCCGCTCCGATCTCGCCCTCAGCGAGGATAGGGTTGGCAGCGGTCCACTCAGCGGCAGTCCCTCGGCGTGCCTGGATGTTGACCGCCATCAGACTCCTCCTCCGTCGATAGCCGCGAGCGGCGTGTAGATGGTGTCGGGGTGTCCCCCATCGACGTTGCCGCCAGTGTCCGTTCCGAGGTCGGTGTTGACGAACACGGACGTAGTGTACGCCTGCCGAACCTCGCCCCAGCCGTTGTTCCGGAAGGTGAGGCCGCCAGCCTTCAGCGAGTCCCACTCCCCCTGGAGGTCGATAGCATACTCGCTATTGGTCTCCGCCGTAAGGTTATCGATGGTGAGGTTTGTGCCGTCGAGAACCACGAGGGCCGACGTGCCATTGTCCACCCCGGTGACGTTGCTCATCTGGACGAGGTCGGTCCAGTCCCGGATGAAGACACCCCGGAAGTTGTTGTTGACCATGACCCCGGTCAGGGTGATCCACTTGCAGCCGGTCTGAAGCATGATGCCGTTCCAGCCATTGCTGGAGCAGTCGACCACGCCGATGGTGATGCGCTGGCAGGTGGACAGGATGATGCCGTGGAAGCCGTTGTTGCGGCTGATGACGTTGGAGACGGTGATGTCGTGGCAAGTGTCCAGATGCACGCCCGAGGCGTCGACCCGGAAGGCCCCGTTGTGGTGGGCGAAGATGTTCTGGATGTAGGCCCCATCCACGTTGTAGAGGTACATGCCCTCGATGTTGCCTCCGACGATCTGGATGTCCGTGAAGCGGTGCTGCCCTCCGCCGAGGATATGGAGACAGGTGGTGAAGCCGTTGGCGTGAGGGTTGGCAGCGGAGTTGGCGTCGATGGTGATGTCGCGGACCGCGATACGCCAGAGATCCGTCGACGAGATCATGTCGGTGTTGGTGACGACCGCCATCAGCTTGATGACGCTGTTGTGGCCAGCACCCAGGATGTTCGTCCACTCCCGCCGGATGATGAGGCCCTTGGAGATCATGTACGTCCCGGCTGGGAAGAAGAACGTTGACCCTGTGGGGGACGTGTCCAGCAGTAGCTGGATCTCATCGGCCCAGTCCGTGATGCCATCCCCGACGATGCCGTGGTCCAGCACGTTGACGTAGAGGTTCTGACCGTCGTGGCCATCGGTGCCAGGAGCGCCTGATGGACCCTGAGGCCCGGTGTCTCCCTTGTCGCCCTTCAGCCCCTGGGGTCCCTGCGGTCCTGTCGACCCCGGAAGGCCCTGAGGCCCAGCAGGTCCAGGAGCCCCGGTGCCGGGCTGCGCCACGACGTCCGAGCCGATGGCGACAAGGGTCGCCCCCTGCATGGCGAGCCAAGCTCGAGCTCCGACGACAGGGTTGTAGAACGACCCGATGCAGGGGATGTTCGGCACATGCTGCCCCCCGATGTCCACGGTAATGTTGCGACCGGAGACAGCGGTGATGTAGGCGTAGCGGAGGACCGTCGTGTCGTTGATCGCCTTCCGAGCAGCGGCAGCAATGACCAGGTCAGAGGACTGCATCTTTCACCACCGTCCTGAGGATCCTCGTCTGGCATGTCATAGTGCCCCCGTCTAGAGGGTACTGTATGGAGTCGATGACGTGAATCTCCGACCCAAGGCCGGTGGTCACCTGCACGACGTCTAGAGGCTCGAGGAGGGGGTTGTGGATGGCGGTGAAGGACAGCGAGCTCGTCCGTCCTCGGTACTGGTCCAGCAGGGCTCGTGCTGCGTCGATGGCCTGACCCTCACCAACGATGAGGTCGTTGTTCTCCTCATCCCGGGGCTTGCGGCCGAACGGCCCGTTCCAGAAGCTCGGAGACGTCGAGTCGGAGTCGACGATGAAGACGAGGCCCCCGATGGAGGGGGACTCCCAGCGGAGAGGGATGGCGTTGTACTGTTCCCGGCGGTCGTTGCTGCGGGTCAGGTCGACGATGGTCCCCTCGCGCCCGGACTCCATGAAGAGCTGCGGCTGGTCAAGGTTCGCCCGGGTGTCCCGGATGCGCCAGCGACCGTTCGGCTGGGGGTAGACCACCGCGTGGATGGAGTCCGCCAGAGCCTGGATCGCGGACCAGCGGGAGCCTGTGAACACCGTGCTGGTGACGGGCTTCACGGCCTGGTCGATTCCAGGGTCGATGTCCCACCCCGGGATTGTGTCCCAGACGATGGCCAGCTTGACGAGGTCTTTGATCGCATTCACCGTCGTCATCCAGACGTTCTGTGCGTCCTGGGGGACGTAGGTGATGGGGAGCGGGAAGTCCTCCACCAGCGACCCGAGGTCGGAGATGGTGATGGGGACGGTGCCAGCAGACAGCTGGGGGCGGACCTCCTGGACCTGAAACAGGCCTATGACTACCCACTCCTCCGACCCGTTCGGGTAGCGGATGCCACGCTCGAGCCGGATGCGGAAGGTGGAGTCGATGTCTCCCAGCGTGGCGCGGTCGTAGCTGTCCGCCGGGGCCACAGTGATGTTGCCAGAGCGCCAGATGTTGCGGGTGCCGTCCAGCCGGAGGCTGCCGGAGGCGAGTGTCATGGGTGGCTGCTCCACGAAGCCTGAGGTCGTCCCTGGGGCAAGAAGGACAGCGCGAGTGAGGGCACGGTGGCTGTACTGCAGAGCCGCCTTGAAGTCCTCGCTCGCCGTCAGCATCAGAAGCCCGCAACCTCGTACCAGAGCTTGCCGAGCTGAGCCGACCACTGCCCAACAGTCTTCACCTGCTGCCACGTGGTGGTGCCCTCAGGGTACACGTAGGTGGAGCGAGGGGCGGACACCTGCTGAACCTCGAGGGCCCAGCGGCGAGAGTCCTCCTCGGCCAGCGGGGACGTCCGGGTCTCCGTGACCTTGCCGACGCTGTAGTACGCAGGAGAGGGGAGACCGTAGGTCGGCTTCCACGGGGAGAAGGCGACGATGTTGCCAGTGAAGAGGGTGTCCGACAGCGCACCCTTCTGACCCAGCGACAGCGTGATGAGGTTCAGCATCCCGGAGGGGAGGCGACGCTCACCTGACACGACGATGGGATCGGGCCGGTCCCAGACGCCGACGACGTCCCGGGGGATGTCGTAGTCCTGCTGTGGGAAGGACTCCACCGTGACCACAAGCCCAGCCCACGGCTTGCCGAGGTCGAAGATGACGTCGCCGCCGAAGTCGAAGGACCCAGCCGGGACCTCCGCTGAGGGCCCACCAGGGGTGGAGGTCGCACGGTAGCTGACCTCCACGTTCTGTGGGAGCTCGTAGTCGACGAAGATGGCCTCCCCGGTCGTCATCAGGTGGTCCACCGCTCCACGTACCGTGGAGACCCCCAGCTGGGAGATGCGGGTAACGGTGACCAGGGAGTTGAGGTCGGCCTGCACGATGATGAACACCCGGTGTCGATCAGGGTCACCATCTACGGTGAGAATGGGGACTGCCATCAGAGCCTCCTGCCGGTCATGACGTAGCTGCCAGCCTGCTGGTCGGCCTTGACCACCTCGTATCCTACTATGTCGCGGAGCTCCTGGTCGCCAATGTACACCTTCACGAGGGTATCGCCGCCGCCCTGAGAGGCCCCGTCGCCCCCGATAGTACCGACGGCTGTAGTAGCCAGTCCCGTAGCTGCCTCGGCTACGAGAGGGGCGGAGAGGCCCATCCCTACGGCCAGCCCTTCGCCGATTGCATAGCCGGACTGAACCATCACCTGAGACGGGGAGTGGATCTCCAGAGTCGAGTTGACCGTCCGGCGGACCTGCTCCGCCATCTCCCGTGCTGCAGCCCGGAGCTCCTTCAGCTTGGCCTCGTCGGACAGGCCCTTGATGAGCCCGTCGATGGTCGACATGCCCTGTGCGTAGGCGGTGTCCGGGAGCTCAGCCAGCCTCTTGTCGATGGCCTTGGCTACCTTCGCAGTGGCAGCGGTGTTGGCGTCCAGAGCCGCCTGGAGGTTGGCCTTCTCGACCTCGTACCGTGCCAGTGCATCGGCATCCTGCTGGTCCAGCAGAGCGTTCTGGTCGAACTGCCACGCCTCCAGGATCCCCAGAGCCAGGTCCTTCTGCCTGGTGAGCTCGGTGACCTGGGTCTGCGCAGCCTCCATCGCTGCCTTGAGCGGAGCGGTGAATGCCTCCTGCGCCGCGATCCCTGCGTCGAACCACGCAGCCGAGGCCTCGGTCTGCATACCGGAGATGACCTGGGCCAGCTCGGCCTGCACCGCGTTGATGTCGGCGATCTCCTGGGAGGAGGCCCCAGCGAGGGCCGACGCGATCGCGCCGCCCTCCTCCGGCCCCGCCTGCAGGATCTGCTGGACGACGTCCTTGTTGAGCCCAGCGGAGACCAGGGAGCGAACGTCGGAGGCGAACTTCTTGAGAGCCTCGAGCCGAGCCTTGAGCCCAGCGATGAAGGTGTCCGTGGAGGCCGACTGCTCCGTGGTGGAGGAGAAGCTGCCAATCTCGTCCAGCCGGGTGAACCGGGTGATCTCCTCGTTGACCTTGGAGAGGTCGTTGACGAAGCTCCAGGCCACGTCACGCATCTCCTGCAGGAACGAGTCCCGGGCGGACCGGAGCTCGTCGAGCTTCGCCTGGGCGGACTCGTAGGCGGACGTCGCGGCATCCAGAGCACGCTCAGCGATGGCGATCGCACCCTCAGTGAAGGTGCCCTCCGTAGCGGAGATGGCTGTGTAGAATCCGTCGTACTGCCGAGCGATGGCTGCCTGCTGCTTGGCAACCTTCTGCCCAAGCTCAGTACGACGCTTGTCGATCTCGGCGATGACCCTGTCGTAGGACTCCTGTGCCTTCTCGAGCTTCTTGCCGATCTGCTCGGCCTCGGTCGCCAGCCGGACCAGCTCGCCGGTCTGCGCCTTGAGGAAGGCGATGTCCTGCTTGCGCTGGTTCTTGATGGCCTTGCCCACCTTGCCACCCTTGGCCTCTGCCAGCGAGTAGAAGTCGGTCAGGGCCTGCTTGATGGTCTTGTACTGGTTGACGATGGTGCTGACGTCGCCGGACGTGAAGGCAGTGAAGGCTGCCGTGATCGGCTTGCCTCCCCCCTGCACGATCTTCTTGGCGAAGGGGACCCGGAAGGCGTCAGCCAGAGCGTCGCGACCCTTGATGGCGGTGGCGATGAGATCCTTCCAGACCTCGATCAGCTTCTTCGCAGCCTCGAGAGCTGGGTTGGTCTTGCTGCCCCCGCCACCACCGCTGCTCGAACCGACCCCGCTGCCATGTCCGCCAACACCAGCTCCGATCCCGCTGAGGATCTTCTTGACCGCGTCCGTCTGCGGCAGCAGAGCCTCCTTGGGGACCTGCCCAGTGTTGACCGCCGCCTGCAGTGGGGTGATCTGGAAGTAGAGGGTCTTGTACAGAGGCTGCTGCCACGTGTCCGCGATGATGCCATAGGAGGACTGGAAGTCCTTGACGACGTTGGACATCGCAGACTCGGAGGAGCGAACAACCCCGTCCCAGTACGCCCGGTTGCGTGCACCCTCCTCGTCGGAGATGGCCCCCAGCTTGTCCATGATGTCGCTGGCTGCGCTGCCGAGCTTCGCAAAGCCCCAGATGGCTGCTGCGACGATCCCCTCGATCGCGTTGTACTGCATCATCAGGACTTCCCACCACGTCCGCATGATGCGAATGAAGCCGCCCAGGACAGCCCCCGCGACGTTGATGGCCTGCGGCAGCGTGTTGTTGAAGAAGTAGACCGCGTCGGTCCCGTTCTGGGAGATCCCCCCAAGGGCTGCGGAGATGTAGCTGATGACTGTCTCCACCGCCGTGGCGATGTGGGAGAAGTCAATCTTGTTGACGGTGTCCGAGATCGTCTTGAGCACCCCAGCGATGCGCTCGTTCAGCCCCTCGAACGCTCGCCCCATCCCGACAGTGATGATGTCCTTGATGTTGGAGATGAGGCCGTTGGTGGACAGCATTGCCCGCTTCGCAGTGCCCTGGTACTCCTGCCCGATCTTCTGGACCGCCTTGATGAGCAGGTCGGACGTGATGATGCCATCCTTGACACCGTCCCGCACCTTCTGCCAGCTGGTCCCGATCTCGGAGGCGACTGCCTTGTAGACATCCTTGGTCACCACACCCGCGTTGCCCAGCTGCTTGAGGTCGACCATGTCGGCCTTGCCACGGGCTGCGACCTGGCCCATGGCCAGCGACAGGAAGTAGATCTGCTGCTCGGTGGCGGAGGTCGCGGTGCCGAAGTCCGAGATGAACTGCACCAGTCCACGACGCTGCTTCTCAGCCTCCACACCGAATGCGGCCAGCTGGCGGTCCGCTGCAATGAGCGACTCGGTGGGGACGATGGAAGTCTTGCCGAGCTCCAGGAGCCAGTCCAGCTCCTCGCGACCCTTCTTCGCTCCACCCAGGAGACCAGCGAGCTGGATCTCGAGTGTCTGGAAGCTCGCCGCGGTCTTGACCCCGAACTCAGTCAGCTGGAGAGTCAGCGAGAGGACCCCGGCCTCCGCCGCGATAGCTGCAACAGCCAGAGCCGCAGCCGCCACCCCGGTCCCCGCAAGGGCCATCGAGGACCCCTTCGCAGCTCCAGTCAGCTTGATGAGGCCCTGCCCCAGGCCAGCCAGCGCGTACCCAGTGTTGCCGGAGACGCCTGCTGCTCCAGCGGTCAGGAAGTCCGAGCCGCCACGCTTGAGAGCGCCAGTGCGGGCGGAGGCTGCAGCCTTGGCTGCCCTGGCCTGCACTGCTGCGGACTCGACAGCCGCCTTGGCATCATCCCGGTAGGTCTTCTGGACCACCTTCGACGCGGCAGCAGCGGTGCCGGCTCGAGTACGGGCACCGCCAGCCGCTGCTTCCGCTGCCTTGCTCTCAGAGGCAGAGATGGTAGCCGCTGTCGCAGCCATCCTGGCGTGCAGGAGGTCCATCGCGCGGATGGCCTGCGACGCGTCTACGCCTACCGAGATGTAGAGCCCACCAACACCCTTGCTAGCCATCAGAGCCTCCTCGGGTGCGACGCACGAACTCACTCATGCGGATGGGCTTGACCTTCTCCTTGTCCCACGGACGAGGGATGTGGAGAGGCTTGCCGACGTTCTTTGCTCCGTTGGCCCGGAGCGTGGCGAGGAGATGAGCGTGGGTCAGCTCTGCGGTGAGTGCTGCCATCTCAAGAGGACGGGACCAGGAGTCACGCTCCCTCACCGCCTTCTCGAGTGCCACGATCATCTCCTCGTCAGCCTGCTCTAGCTCCCGGAAGGACTGTCCGCTTGCGACCGCGAGCGCCGCGATGCGGCGGTGGTAGGGGGGACCTCCACGTCCTCCAGGTCCTCCGGGAGGATCGGGACGATCTCGTCGATGTCCTCGATCCACTCGTCGAACGCCTTGTCCGAACCGGATGCCATCCAGGCCATCAGGTAGGTGGTCTCGACAGGGTCGGATTCCCCGTACTCCCGCTCGATGCGGAGGATGTGCTTCGGCTTCATGGTCACGGTCTCGGAGTCCTCGCCCCGCACGATCGTGAACTTGGTCATTGCCATTTGGTACCTGCCCTTCCAGAGCCTGCCAGTAGTTGGGTTGTGTGCGGGAGAGGGCAGCTGGCGCTTCCCCACGAACAGCCGCCCTCTCCCACGCTTGTGCTAGACCGTGCCCATGCTCGGGTCGTTGGACACGATCGTGTACTTCGGGTCGGCGTCGAGCACGCCGAAGGTCAGCGGGTACGTGACCGCATCCGTGGCCGTCAGGGTGAACTCCACGTTGCCCTCGATCTGCGCGCGAGGGATGTTGTAGCGGTACGTGAGATCACCGTCGTTGAACTCGATGCAGATGGCGCGCTCGGTGTTCACACCCTTGCCAGGGGGCGTGAAGGTGAAGACCTCGTCGGGGGCGGTCCCCGTCTTGGCGATGGTGCCGCCGCCGAGAGCGACCTTCAGCACTTCGCCGTTGGTCTGCATGAGCGCGAAGTTCGTCGAGACCGGCTCGCTCGTGGTCAGGACACGGATCTTGCTGCCCTGCCATGCGTTCAGGTCCGTGGTCTCCCGTCCGAACGAGAAGCCGACCCCGTCCTCGGTGACGTACCCGAGGTCCACCCAAGCTGCGGGCAGAGCCGTCTCGATGTCCGTGGGGAGGACCGTCCCCGCCGGGGCCACGTACACGTGACCTGCTCCGGCAACGCGAACCTCAGTTCCGTCGATCGCCATTGCTACCTCCTTCTAAGGTTCCCGTGCCGTCACTTCGACGGTCACGATCTGGCGAAACCGGGTCGGCGTCCAACCATCATCTACGATGGGCTGGTTGGTCACCACCTGGCAATCGGTCACCACGGCGGTTCCGTGGATCCCGACGTACTCGGGGAGCCTCTTGGCGACATGATAGGCCATCTCGCGGGAGGCACCCGTGTCTTCCGAATGGAAGTCTAGGGCCAGCAGAGTCCGCCACCACCCGGTCTGTGGGGACGTGCTGGGGATCTCGTTCACCGCAGAGACCAGGACCAGCGGAGGCTCGGTCCCCTGCGGGATGCGGAGGCCGACGACGTTGAACCCCTCAACACCGACCTCCAAGTCTGCGTTGAGCCATGCCACCAGCTCCGTCACGTGGTCAATCATGACGCGCTCCGGCTGCGGGCTGAGAACTCCCAGTCGCCAGTCGCTCGAGACCAGCCTGCGTTGAGCATGTAGAAGGTGGCAGGTGTCTTGGGCCCACCGCCCCACTCGACGGCCTGAGAGAACTTGCTGTCCGAGATGACCAAGGCCACCGGGATCTCGGACCCACTGGCGATGCGCTTGCGCTCGAAGTCCTTGACCGGGAGGGTGCCCATCCAGTCCATGACGAGGCTGGCGAGCCGCTGTGCCCGCTTGGTGCTGCCGTAGGCTGCCAGGGTGGCCTTGGCTGATCCCTCGACCTCCTCAGCCTTGGCCGCGCATGCTGCGCGAGCACCTGGGGCATTCGCGGTGGCGTCGGCCACGATCTTCTCCCACCCCGGCTCCGGGATGTACTTCGCTGAGATCCTCATGCCGCCCTCCGAACCGAGAGCAGCCAGTAGACATCGGCGGAGACCCGGGGGTTGTACTGACGGTGAGCCGGTCCGTCGAGCTGGAGCTCCTCGCCGTTGATGAAGACCGACGTCAGGTCCACAGTGCTGACCGCTGCACCGAGGTACACCTTCATGTCGATCTCGTCCCGAGACACGGCATCCGCGTCGTCCACAGAAGTGAGCCTGTAGTAGCCCTTGGTGTCCACGTCCACAGTGGAGACCACGGGGTGGCCGAGGGCGTCGACACCCCCTGGCACGGAGTAGCGGAGGGTGATCGGCTTCGTCAGGAGTCGCTGGATTCCGCTCACAGGGAGAGCTCCCCGTCCGGGAAGCCGTGGCCCCTCTTGCCATCGACGACAGCCATGTAGCTCGGGTCCCAGTAGTCGAAGTGCGGGGTGCCAGACTCCTTGGTCTCACCGAGGGTGGAGACGGAGTAGGCGGACCCGCCGTGCATCGACGCGAGCATGTCGCGGAGCACCTGCAGGTCGAACTGGTCTGAGGAGCTGTTCTGGTACTCGACCCGGTAGTCGCCGATCTGCTCAGCGCGCAGCGCGGCGGAAGAGCCTCCGGCTCCGGAGGTCATGACATAGGCCGTGTACTGGGCGCACACCACCCGGAGCTTCATGGTGGCGGTCTCGGGGTCGACGCAGCCACCGAGCTCCTCGCCGATGAGCGTGGACGTGATGACGATCAGCTCTTCCACCGCTGCGGTGTCGGAGACGTCGACCCCAGTCACCGTGTGCAGGAAGTCCGGTGTGATGAGAGGCAGGCAATCTGCCACGGTGTCCTCCTCGGTCTGGGCTGGTCAGGCGGTCGGTGCCGGGTGGGGCGGGGCGAAGGAGCACTTCAATTCCCCGCCCCACTCAGCGTCCGAGGGGCTCAGCTAGCCTTGGCCTTGGGAGCCGAAGCCGCGGCCACACCCGGGGTGGGGACGAAGCGGTTCAGCGTGGAGAACGGGAAGCGGTTCGCCGCCACCGGCTCGATCGCGTTGACCGGGTTGGCCAGCGCGTAGCCACACCGCATGACCACGCGGAGAGCCACCGAGTCCTGCTGCATGAGGTTGAGCAGGACGACGCCTTCGGCGTCGGTGATGACGCCCTCCGTGAACACCTTGAAGGTGATGTCCTGGCGCATGCCGATGATGGCCTTGTTGAAGTCACCACCGACCAGCGGGGTGGCTCCACCCGGAGCCCACGAGCCGTTCTCGACCTCGAAGTTCGGCATGCCGTAGATCGAGGCCGGGAATCCCTGGGCGAGGTTGCCCGGGCCGTAGATCAGATCGCCGTTGGCGTTGCGCGCCCGGACGAGCTGCCAGTTGAAACCGGGCTCCGACGCGAACGCACGGAGCGAGAGGCCCTGCTCCGCGAGCAGCTGGCCCATGCCGGCGATGTCGTCAGCGAGGTCGGCGGTGCCGTCGACGTCGTTGCCGGCAGCGACTGCACCGGGGATGATGGCGGGGGAGGTCCAGGTGACCGGCTTGCTGGTGCCGAAGAGCACCGCGTTGTCGATCGCTGCGCCGAACGCCTGCACGATGTACGGGCGAACCTCGGACCAGATCGGGACCTGCGAGTCGTCGAAGTAGGCCTCCGGGACCGGGATGATGACTGCGAGCTCCTCGGCGACGAGGTCGAGGTTCTCCCAGTCCGCCTTGCTGGTGGCCTTGAGCCCGGTGTCGCCGGAGACCCAGTAGGCCTGCGGGAGCACGGACAGGACCGGCTGGCGGTTGCTCTTGCTGGACATCGTTGCCCGACGGCAGAGCGAGAGGGCTGCCGAAGACTTCGGGAGCTCCTTGATGACCTCGGCGGAGACCGGGGTCGGGACCAGGGGATCGTTGCTCGCGTCGCGAGAGATCATGTTGAGCGCCACTGCGCTTCCTCCTTACGAGGTTCTGCGCCGTGGGTAGGCGCAACGGGGATGAGTGAAGGTTACTCACGGGCGTCGCGCCCGGTGCTCTCCTCAGTGGCATCGCGCCAGCCTTGAAGAACGGCCCCACGATAGCGCACCCTTCCGAAGAACGCTAGTGCGGCGTGGCGGAAACTTTCTCCGCCACGCCGCATCAGCCCCTCCGGGGGGTCATTGGGTCACCCGTTGCGCTTGGCGTCCACCATCTGGCGCAGCCAGTCGTCGCCGGAGACGTCGTCTCCACCCTTCGGACCGGAGCGCGGACCCTGGGGCATCGGGGGGACACCCGGGGTCTTGACGAGGTACGGGCGAGCCGTGGCCAGGTCAGCGATGGCCTTGTCGACCTCCGCGTCCGAGGCGTCTGCGTCCAGGTCCAGGAGGGAGGACACGAGCTCCGGGTCGTGGAAGTTCGAGGCCTTGGCCTGCACGCGGAGCTTCATGATGCGACCCTCGTACTCGGCCACGGTGTCACGACGCGCAGCGTCCTTGGCCTCAGCCAGAGCACGATCCTGGTCGGTCATGGCTGCCCGGCGAGCCTGCTCCTCGCTGTCCTCCCGGGTCTTCAGCTCAGCCTTGAGCCGCTTGACCTCTTCGCGCTCCGCGATCAGAGCGCGGTGGAGCGGGGTATCCTCGTCGTCCTTCGGCGGGTCAGCCGGGGGAGCCGGAGGAGCGGGAGGGGTCTCCGGAGGAGGTGTGCCCTCGGGTGCGGGTACTGACATGGGGTGCTCCTTCACTTTCGGGTGATCACCGGCAGCGGATTGCTGACGGTCTCCGCGATGTTCGCGGAAGTCATGATAGCCCAGCTCTTGTAGGTGTTCGACGGGATCGCCGTCACCAGGTCAGCCAGCCGGGTCTGCTCGTCACGCAGGAAGGCTGCCCAGACCTCCTGGTAGTGCTCCTCACGCCTTCGAGCGTCCTCCATCTGCCTGCGCCCACGGGACCGGGTGCCCCGAGCCCACGCAGTGCCTCCAGGACCCGAGCTCGCAGTCGTCCGAGAGTTGCGCTCGTACTTGGCCAGACGAGCCTTGTACTCGCCGTCGTTGACGTCCACAGGCTCGAAGCTGCAGCGACACTGCGGGTGCCGGGGCCGGGGCGACGACTTGAAGATGAGCACTCCGGAGGCTCTCATACACCTCTCGCAGGCTCCCGGGTGGGCTACCCTACGGAGGGCTGCTATGTGCTTTGACGGCCCGAGGACCATGGAGTCCACCCAGTCGGACGTCGCCATCACGGTGGCCTCAGTCGCGTCGGAGATCTCCTGGAGCGCAGCTGAGAGAGCCTGTGCCTCTTCCATGTCCCGCTTCAGCTGCTGCATGGCCGCCCACATTGGCCCCTGAGACGACGGTGCGCGGAGGGGAGCCTGAGCCGGAGGGGAAGTGTGAGGCACCACCCCCTCCGGCTCAGGCAGCTTCCCAGACCCTCCCACGAGGACGTCCTGCACAGTGGGACGAGTGACCCCTGCCGGCAGGGTGAAGACCGGCAGTCCCTCGGCTGCAGCGTAGAGCTCCAGATACCCGACCCGGGTGGAGGCTGCAGCACTCATGGCCCCCAGGAGGAGCAGCTCGTACTGCGCAGCCAGCTGCTCGACCTCTCCCCGAGTCTTCGCCCGACTCATGGCCTGCAGGAGAGCCGCTGCTGCTCCGGCTGCCGCTGTTGCGGTCAGCTCGAGAGCACGCTGCTGCTGCAACGACAGAGCACGGGCGACGTCGGTTGGCATTAGGGGGTGGGCTTCGTCTCAGCCGGAGGCGCGGAAGGCTGTCCGGCGGTGGCCTCTCCGACCTGCATGACCAGGTTCTTGAAGGCCTCAGACATCGCCATGCCAGACCAGCGGGAGATCTCCTGAGGACTGGCCCCGAGCTTCTCCCAGAGAGCCTCCTGCGGGACACCAACACTGGCTGCCTTGACGACGTAGTCCGCGACCGCTGCGTCCGACTTGATGGACGGATCGGCCCAGATGACCTCAGCGTCGGTGGCGTTCGCCCTCTCATCGCCCTGCATCTTGAAGCCGAGACGGATGGTGCTCTCGACCGCCTCACCGAAGACCCGCTGCCGAGCCTCGATCTTCTTGACCAGCGAGGACTCCATGGCGGTCAGGGCCTCAGCCGACGGCGGGACCGACAGCTTGGCGGACATGGCGAACATCGGGGTGGCCGTGACAGCTGCGAGAGTCTCGACGTCATTGGAGATGACCGCGAGGTATCCCTCGAACTTCGACTCGCTGAACTCCCCGAACTTCACGGTCTCGTCCTCAGCCACCCACAGGGAGTCTGCACCGGACTTGTAGGGTCGCACCGCGTTCCCCTCCGCATCCTTCTGCAGCTCGAGGCCAGTCGCCCACCGCTGGGGGAAGGCCACGGCCTCTTCTGCTACCATGAGGTTGAGCAGGGTCTGGTTGATGCGCCTCTGGATCGGGATCCCGTCGCTCATCTCGGAGGAGTACCCACCACGCAGCGTCGGCTTGTTGAGCAGTGGGCGGATCGGGACCTCGCCGTAGGGGTTGGCGAACTCATCCGTCGGCGTCCAGTTCGACCACATCTCCCAGTCGCCCTCCGAGCGCCACTCGTAGACGCCCCCCGGGAGCCACAGCGTGGTCACCCAGTCTCCCGCGATCTCGTCCGGGTAGATCTTCAGCCCAGCGGCGAGCTTCTTCAGCGACCCGGGGGCCAGCTCGTGGGTGACCTCCGCCGGGTGCTCCGGGGCGATGGACACCATGCCAGGGTTGTCCTCCGACGGCCAGACCGACAGGTACGCGAGACCTGTCGACAGCGCGGTGGTCAGCAGCATGGTCTGCGCCGCGTCCATCTGCGAGTCCTGCCACATCATCCAGGCGTCCTCGTCGGCTGCCGGGTCGTTGCCGATGCGGACGCCCTCGATGGCCAGACGACTGGCGACCGCGTTGACCACCTGACCGACGTAGTTCGCCTGCGCCATCTTCTGGAAGCGACGGTACAGGTCACTGTTGGTCGCGCTGGCAGCAGGGAGCGGGTGGCTCCCCTCGTACCAAGCCTCGAGCGACTCGACAATGAGCTTCTGCTTCACCAGCTTGTCGGTCAGTCGCTTGCGCCACCACTCGACCGTGGGCTCCGCCATGTCTTCCTCCTCAGTTGAACGATGCGGTGCGGCCTGAGCTCTTCAGACCGCCCTTGGCGATGGCGTCGTTCCTGGCCTGGTGAGCGAGCACCAGGGCCATGGCCGCATCAATCTTGCGTGGCGAGCCGCGCCGGTCCTTGCTGATGACCCAGATGGGTACACCGTCTTCAGCCCTCAGGTTCGTGTCCTGCCGCACCGCGTTCCCGATGTGCTCCACGAGCAACGACCCTCCGTCGTGCGAGATACTGCCAGAGGTGATGGCCTGTGCCAGGGCCATGCACGCGAGCCCTGTGCGCTGCATGCTTGTCGTCGCGAAGCTGATCACCTTCTTGTCCCCGTACCTTCCACGCCAGACGTCGACCTCGGTAGTCCAGAAGAACGGGTCAGCGTACATCCGGTCCACCTTGTAGCGCTCGAACATAGACGCGACGACCTGGTCCACCTCATTCGCGGGGACCTCCCATTCGTCGTCTCCGGGCGGAGCCTGCCAGTACCCCGCCAACCATGAATGCCCAGTAGCCAGTTCGCACGCAATGATAGCTGTTCCGTCCGACGTGCGCGCCCCGTCGAACCCAAGCGCGATCCTAGCCCGGTCCGGCACGTGGTGGGTTGGCTCCGCGAGTGCAGCGAACTTGACGCTGTCGAACGCCATGCCCTGGCCAGCCACGCGCTGGTTGAGCCAGACACGCTTGTAGTAGTTGCGGTCGGTCTTCGGCTCGAACCAATGCTGGACGAGGCCGTCGAGGTCGCCGGACCACGAGGCTGCAGGGCCAGAGGCCTCGAGGAGAGCTTCGTGCACGTCCTCCGAGGTCTCCATTGGCATGCTGTCTGGAGCGTAGCGGTACATGTAGAACAGCCGGGAGTCCTTGACGCGACCCTCGTGGACCTCAGTCGCATAGGCGTGGGTGTCCGCGCAGACGCTCTGCTCACTTGGGTCGTACATCGTGGTCGTCTCCAGAGTCCACGCATCGGCCATCTGCCGCTTGTAGGTGTTCTGGAGCATCGTCGTGTGCGCCTTGATGAGCAGCGGCTTGGCCATGCGGTGAGTCTCGTCGAAGTGCTGGAAGGTCGTGCGCGCTCCGTCTCGAGCGCTCGGAGCTCCGGCCAGAGGCACAGCCTTCCCTGCCGCGTGCCCGCGAGCACTGAGAACAACGACCTTCTCGAGCCCGATGTCGAAGTCCCCGGCCAGCGGACCCTCGAGCAAGATCGTGCGGAGCACGTTGAACGACAGCTCCTCCGTCTGCTCCAGGGTGTACGACACCATCGCGATGTACGGGTCCAGGACCCCACGGCCCACAGGCTGCCCGCTGGCGTCCCATCCGTCGAACCGGACCGGGGCCTGCGGGTGCAGCTCGCACGCCGAGACGATGGCGCCCTTCTCGGTCTTCGCTGTGCCCTTGCGGATGTTGATCGCTGCGCGGTTGAACCGACGACGGCCCTCGCCCTTCATCCCCCTCGGCACAACCTCGTACAGACGGTAGATGATCGCCCGGAACTCAGGCTCGATGATGTAGGGCAGTCCACGCAGGTCGCCGGGTCCGTAGACGAGGTTGGTCTCGATCCAGTCGCACACCTGAGGGCCGAGCGTGGGCCACGGCTCCTCTTCAAGGGACGGGATGATCATCGTCGCCATGGGTCACCACCTTCGGCACGAAGACCTCGACGTAGTGCACGAAGCAGTAGCCGTTCCTGAAGTTGCCCAGCTGGTGGCAGCCCTCCCACTTGCACCACGCGTACTGAATCACGGGGCAGCCTCATCTCAGGCCAGCATTGTGCGCGGATCCCCGACGAGCTCGGGCTTCGGCCGAGCCGCGTCCTGAGCCTTCTTGCGAGCGTCGGTGCGCTCCTTGGCGGAGTCGCCCTGCTCGATCGTCCACTGCAGACGACGGCGGTCCATCGGGGTCAGGCCGAACCTGAACTCCTGCTGACGGATCTCAGAGCTGAGGCTCAGCGTCTTGTTGATGTCGCCCTTCATCACGGCCTCGTAGAACATGTCCACGAGGATCGCGACGCGCTGGAGGGCGAACAGGTCGCTGTCGTCGAACTCCTGCACCATCGGGGACGACCAGACACCCTTCCACCAGCGACGAGTCTCGCGAAGCCAAGGGGTCTCCCGCAGCTTGGGGAGGCTCGGGATCACCGGGTTCTCGACCGGGTGCAGCACTGAGTTGGTCGACGTGCGGTTCTGACGTGCTCGGGTAGAGGGATGCTTGGGCGCTGGCCCTGTAGCTCCTGGCATTACATGCTCCTTCGTTCGTTCCGGGTCTTCCGTGTATGGCACCCAGTACAGAGGGTCTGTAGGTTGTCTGGCCTCCAGCTCCCACCCTTGCTGACTGGGACGATGTGGTCTACCTCTGTGCCACGTCCGCCGCACCACAGGCACTTGTGGTGGTCCCGCTTGAGGACCTGCGCCCGAGTCCGATTCCAATCGGTGGGTCGCTCCTTCGTGTGCCGGCTCGCAGTCGCCCACGCGGGTCGGTCGTGAGCCTCACACCTGCCTACTCGGACGGGTGCGAGCTCTGGACACCCAGCCTGCGCGCACACCGTCATTCGTGGCATGATTGCGATGATAGCTCACGATCCGGCGGGTGGCTAGTGTGTCCAGATTCCAGCAAGTCCCGGGACGCGGGTACGCGGGTACGCGGGTACGGGGGTGGGTAGGCCCGTTGCCACCCGGATCGAACGATACCTCTCATGTAGATCAAATAGTGCTTCTCTCTATCCAAGTGGCGAAACGGTCGTTCGTACCTCCTACCTACCCCCTACCTACCCCCTACCCCGTACC